TTTTTTGTCCAAATATTGAGGTTGTTGGTAATTGGAGGAACGGATTACAAGGTGAATGGGTCTATACTGACGACTTATTTATATGTCAAGTGCTTAAACGTAGTCATTTAGTCCATCCTGGCTATAAAAAGCCTAGAACACTAATTAGGACTGTATGTGGTTCTTTCATCGTAGAGCAAAAAACACACGAAATGTTGGGTGATAACGGGATTGCCGAGAATATCTACGCATTTTCGGGTAATTATGATGCAATCTACGAAAGAGCAAAGGAAAGGAAGCTTAACAATCGTGAGTTCCTATTTGCTAGATATGTAGCTGCGGGGGAAAATACACTAAAAGCTTATAAAAAAGCTTACCCAAAGGCTAAAGACGAGGAATATATCAAGAAGAAGACAAATTCTTTATTAAAAAAAGAGGAAATAAGGTCAATGGTAAAAGAAGAAATCAAAAAGATACTAGCGGAAGAGGGAGTTACCCCTGATTGGATTATCGGTATGTACAAAGATATTGCAAGTATGTCGGATAGAGACTCAGATAGGTTACGTTCTCTTGAATCGCTAGCAAAAATCTCTGGATTATTCGATACAGAGAAAAAACAAGAACAATTAACTGTTTGGACAGGATTTACTGAAGAACAAATGGAGGCTCTACAAGGTGGGCAAAAAGCAAAACTTGTCGCACATGGCGAAAAAGAAGAGGATTGATGAAGATTTATGTCCTGTGTGTGATGGAGACTTATATTACAACGAAAAGTACACTCAAAGAATTGGAATAGTAGATATAACGGGTAATCATGATGTTATTGGGTGGATATGTCCCCACTGTAAATCGGAATTTGATAATTCCAATAAAATTATGTATATTTACGGGGAAAATTTTAACGCAGGAGACACATAATGTTTTTGAAAAATATAGAAAACGCACATAGTCAAATTGATTCTTTGCTTGATATGGATTTCTTAAGAACTAAATTAACGGAATTGTCAGGTTTACAAGATACTTATCAGTTTGGCGACCAAAATAGAGGAATTTTTACAAATAATATAATTGATGCTCTTGTTGACTCTCAGCTTCAAGATAGAAATATGGAAGATTTATTAAAGCTTGGTATAGGTGGAACATTTGGTCAAGATAATCAATGGTCTTCTATGCTTGAAGGTGGCAAAGGTTGGGGGAATTTTAATATTAGTAGGAGTTTTTAATGAAATTAGAAATTATATACACAGTCGCAGGTGAATCTCAATATCCCCAAAAACCACGTTTCTATGGTAATCTTCTTGTATCTCATGATTTATCTGTGGCTGTGGATTGTTCCGAATTACCAATGTTCCAATAATATGGAACTTCTTAATTATTTAACAAAACCTTTTGACCCAATGCAAACAGACAACAACTCAAATAAAACATTATTAGAAGACTTATTGGCTAAAGCCTCTAAACAATGGGGTGTTGCCCCTGAAGAAATTCAAAAAGCAATGGATAAAATAGCTTTTCATGAAAGTAAGGGAGTAGTTGATGCAATACAAAAATCTGATAAAAATAAAACTGGAATTGGGCCAGGAAGAGGATTATTTCAATTTGAGGTAGGCGAAGACCAAGGAGCACATACTGCTATAAATAGATTAATGCATTACTATGATGAAGACCCTGATTGGCTTACAAGTTTAGCTAATAACAATTACGATGTTAGTGGATTATCTAAAAGTCAACAACAAGAGTTGTTTTTAGCAGAAGCTCTTCAAGAAGAAAATAAAGGTGTTATGGAGGGATATGGAAAAGCTGGATTATATGATATAAATAATGATATGGTTATTTCTGATGATGAGTTAGCTAATTATTGGGCACAATATCATCATGCTGGAACAGAACCTAAAACTACAGAATATGACGATATGATAAATAAATTTGAAGAAGATTTAAGAGAAGGTTATAGGAAAAACCTAATTAGTAAATAATGGCTAATTTAAACTTAAATGGCGATGTTTCAAAGAATGAAAAGATTCTTGAGATGGCTTATAAAGACCTTATTGTATTTGGTAAACTATTCTCTCCGCAAGATTTCCTAGCATCCGCAACCCCTGAATTTCATAATATTGTAGGTGAAAAGCTTTTAGATAGAACAAAACAACAATTGGCTCTTGTATTGCCTCGTGACCACGCAAAATCAACCTTAGCTGCAGCTGCAGTGCTGCATCGGTTTCTATTTGCGAAGAAAGAAAGCCCAGAATTCATCGCTTGGGTCGGCGAGGCACAAGACCAAGCTACTGATAACCTTAATTGGATTTCTAATCATATATACGAGAATCCTGCAATACATTACTATTTCGGTGATTTACAGGGTGATAAGTGGACAAAGACCGAAATTGTATTGAAGAATAATTGTAGGATGATTGCAAAGGGCACTTCTCAAAGATTGAGGGGTAAAAAGCAATTATCTACAAGATATACTGGAATTATACTAGATGACTTCGAATCTGAGTTAAATACTAAAACTCCTGAAGCTAGATTACAAATTAAGAACTGGGTAACTGCTGCGGTATATCCAGCAATTGATTTTGATAAAGGTGGTACTTTATGGTGTAATGGTACTATAGTTCATTATGATTCATTTTTAAATGGTATAGTTAAAAACTATGGTGCAGCTATGAAAAATGGAGAAGATTATTCATGGGATGTTGCTACTTATAAGGCTATACTTGATAATGGAAAACCATTATGGCCTTCACGCTGGCCTCTTCCAAAATTAGAAGAAAGAAAGCAATTCTATGTAGATTCAGGTACTCCTGCTAAATTCTATCAAGAATATATGAATCAGGCAAAATCTCCTGAAGACCAAATATTCAGTGAAGATGATATAGTAGATAATTTTTATAAAGGTAATTTAAAATTCAATGAAGAGTCTAATTCTTGGTATATAACATTAGATGATGGGAGAAAAGAATATGTCAATATATACATTGGGGTTGACCCTGCTTCAACTCTTTCTGTTAGGAACGATTATAGCGTTATCATGGTTATTGGTGTTACCGCTGACTATGATTATTATATTATTGAGTATTGGAGACAAAGAGTATTACCAATGGACTGCGCAGAAGAGATATTTAAAATTGCGGAACGATATAGACCAATTAAAAGAATAAACATAGAAACAATATCTTATCAGGAGATGTTGAGAGATTACATACATAAGAAAAGTAAAAAGGAAGGAAAGTTCCTTCCAGGGATAGAACAAGGAATTAAAAACTACGGAAACCAAAAAAAGAAGGATAGATTATTTGAAGGACTCCAACCAATGTTTAAAGCGGGAGCTGTGCATCTAAAAAAGGATATGCATGAATTTATTGGTGAATTATTAGATTTTCCCAAAGGTTCGCATGATGACACTATAGATGCATTCTGGTTATCTACTCAGTATGCAAAAGGTAATAAAAAAGCTGGAAAAGCAAAGAAAGTTAAAAACAGCAAAAATGAGTGGGAAAGGCCAAGAAAGAAGTATAATTGGGTTACAGGAGCAAGGTATTGATTAATACCTAAAAATTATTTATATTTATAGTTATGATTGAACAAGATAAAAGAGCAACAGAGATAAAAGAACTTTGGAAAAGGTGGGATGATGCTCGCAGAGAGTGGGCTGACCATGCAAGAGAAGATATTGATTTTTATTTAGGCAATCATTTTAGTGAGTCAGAACAGGATGAATTACAATCAAGAAATCAGTCAGATATACCTTTAGATAGAATCTATTCTGCTATTGAGCAGTTTAAAGCTATTATAACATCGAAACCTCCAAAATTTTCGGCTATGCCGAGAGAAGACTCGGATAGCGATTTAGCTAATGTATGGAAAACAATACTTGAATATATATGGAATATATCTGATGGTAATGAAATATTTAAACAAGTTATACATGATTATGCAGTAACGGGCTTAGGCTACTTTTATGCATATACTGATACTGAGGCCGATTATGGAAGAGGTGAAGTTAAGTTTACTTATGTAGACCCATTTAGAGTTATTGTAGACCCTAATGCTCGAAGTAGATATTTTGATGATGCAGCAGGAATGATGCTTTCAACTATATTTACTAAGTTTCAATTATTAGATTTATATCCTCAATTAGCCGAAGAACAAGAAGATGGAAAAACAATGATTGATTTAATTGAAGGATATAATGAAGATGACACATATCCATCTCCAATGAATACAAGGTCTAAAGGTAGTTTTACACCTGATTATATAAAAGACGCTGATAAGGGAGAAGGTTCTGAAAAATATCAATTAATAGAATATTTCCATAAAGTTAAAGTTCCATATTATAGAGTTCTTAATATGGAGACTCAAGAAGAAAGAATATTAGATTCTAAAAATATGGAGAGCTTTTTGTCTGATGATAAAGTTAAACAAGCAGTTGATGCTGGTTTAATGGATATAGTTGAAGTTACGCAAACAAGAATTAAATTAACATGTACTATTGGTCAAATAGTATTATATGAAAGAATTTTAAATACAGATAAATATCCTATTGTCCCTGTTCCAAATATATGGACTAATACTCCTTATCCAATGAGTGATGTTAGAAAAAATAAGGATTTTCAAAGATTTTTAAATAAAACGATGTCTTTAATTACATCTCATGCACAAGCATCATCAGGATTAAAACTACTGATACCACAAGGAAGTGTTGATGATATTGAGGAACTTGAAAGAGATTGGGCAAATCCTAATGCAACAATTGAATATGACCCATCATTTGGAGAACCTCATTTTCCATCTCCACAACCATTATCAAATTCTGTGATGCAATTGC